TGGACGAGCGCGAAGACGCCGCCCGCGCTTTTAGGTCGATGCCTAACGCCTTGCTGTAGGCATCCATGAGTCGCTGCAGGTCGGTGAAGCCGAAGATGACGTCTGTGCGCTCTTGCAGCTGCAGCCACTGCTGCTCTCCCATCAAGATGCGAAAGGCGTCGTCGAGTCGCCCGCCGCTGAACGCGGCCATCGCGCGCATGTCGAAGTCGCTCGGCAGGTAGTACGTCTGCCCGCCGAAGGAGAAGGGCCACGCTTTCGCGTCGTTCTCGCGCTCGATCGCGTCGAGCACGTACGGCTCTGTCGTAGCCGGTGTCGGTTCGTCGCTCATGCTCACGGCCCCCAGTACGTCGCGTCGGACAGCAGCACGGCGGCGACGCCTTGGTCGTCCTGATAGGCGGTGACGGTGAGCCCGAACGACGCTGCGGTGTCGGCCTTGTAGGTGATGTTCTCGCGGGCGCTGACTTCGCCGTTGTCGACGAGGTAGCGATAGTGCGTCGACCCGTCGATGATGTCGAAGCCCCACATCATCGGGTCGCGCACGGCGCGGCCGACGTCGATGCTGCCGGCGGTGGTGTCGATCGTCGTCTTGAAGTAGCGCTCGACGGCGCCGACCGTCGACTCCAAGCAGATGAACTTGAACGTCAACTCAGACGAGGTGATGAGCTTGCGTACGACACCGCCGCCCCACTGCTTGATGTCGCTCGTGTCCTCGTTGCTGGCGACTTCGAGACCGTCTTCTGAGATCGTGCCGAGGTCGACCCAGCCGACCCCGAACGCGGTGGTGGCATCGACCGGCGCGGCGGTGCCGATAGGTGCGTACAGCACATGACCGAATTGCCCGACGACGATGGCGTCAAGGTTCGCTGGCACAGGGTCCTCCTACGGCTGCTGCTTGCCGCGCACGTGCACTTCGAGCGTGAACGTCGAACGCGGTTGGTCGGACAGCTCGTCAGGCTGGTCACGCGGACCGCCGACATCACTGACTCGGTAAATCGGGACGTTGCTGTACGTGCCGCCTTGCATCGAGTGCACGAGAGCGCTGACGCGTTGCGCGAGGTCATCGGCTTCGCCGGGCGAACCGGCCCAGCACTCGAAGGCGATCGACACCGCTTCGGTCACCATCGTCACGCGCCCCGAGCCGGTGCGACGAGCGAGCACGAAGCTGTCAGGGCGCGGGTTCGGGACCTTCGTGCCGGTCGGCAGGCTGAGCTGCTGGGCGACCTGTTCGAGCACGATCTCGACAGCGTCGGGGAACACGAGCGTCGGCAGTGCACTCATCACGCACGTCCGGCCTGCAGTGCGCCCGAGAGCGCCTGCTGTGCTCGTGTGCCGACCGGAGCGATCGAGCGCACCTCAGAGCGCGCTCGGTTGCGACCGACGTAATTCTCCGTCTCGTAGCCCTTGCCGGCCGCGTGCAGCACGCGCTCGGCTCGGCGAGACAGCTCAGAGACGATGCGCCCTTCTTCGCCGCGCAGAAACGCTCGCACTGCTCGCTGATTGAGCACGACCGTCGTCGCCATGTTCAGCCCTCCACGAGTCGAAGCGGGATCTCCAGATGGTGTGCGCCGTGCGGCGTCCAGGCGACGTGAGGCGAGCCGTCGACTTCGTAGATCTGACCGTCGAGTCGCAGCTGGTCGGCGGCGACGATCGGCCACTGCACGTCGTCGCTGAACGCGAGCCACTCGGATTCGAGCCCGCTGCTGCGCTCGCCGAGCGTCTCGCTGGCGCTGTTGCGACCGAGCCAGATCGGCCGGGCTGTTGCGCTCCACACCGGGGCTTGTCGCTGTTGGTTGCCGTAGCGATCGGTCACGAACACGGCGGGCGCGTGCTCGACGTTGCGCACCATGAAGCGGGCGAGCGCCATTCATGTCACCGCCCAGGCGGTCGTACCGACGCGACGGTAGCGATCGAGCACCATCGTCTCGGAGCTGAACAGCCCGACCGGGCCGGCAGCACCGACCGGGCCGTAGCTCTCCGAGAAGTTCGTGATGGTCTGGCTCGTGACCGCGGCGTCCTCGGCGCGCACGCCGAGACTGCGAGCCGCGATGTTGCATGTCACTGCGACGATGTCATCGGGCACGACGGCGTAGCCGTGGCTGTAGGTGACGGTCACGTACACGCGTCGCTGCGACGGGGGGCAGTAGAACGCGGCGTCGAGCTGCACCTCTTCAGATCCGAGCGCCCAGCGGAACGGCACGTCGAGAGCGTCGTCGTTCACGACGTCGTCGACGCTGAGCGCAGGACGCTGTGGCAGTCGCACGTAGCCGTGCCGGGCTGCCAGGCGCTCACTGGAGCTGGCTGACGAGATGTACTGACCGGTGTACGAGCGCACGGCTGCGCTGGCGTCGTCGAGCAGTGCCTCGGCGCGCGTCATCTCGTCGACATCGCTGATCTGCCGACCGAGACGCGCTTCGAGCTGCGCGAGCGTCGCCAGCGCCGCCATTTACGTCTCGCTCGATGAAGCGTCTTCGGCCGCGCGTCGCTCGTCAGGGGTCAACCCGATGTGATCGCGCTCGTCGTCGCTCGTCTCTTCGCTCTGCTGCTCGACGCTCGTCTCGCTCTCGACGCTCGTCTCGTCAGGCTGCGGCTCGACGCTCGTCTCGTCAGGCTGCGGCTCGCCCGTCGTCGTGGTCTCGTCCTGCTCGACGCTCGGGTCGTACGGATCATTGGTGCTCATGACACAGCTCCTAACGGTCAGGGCGCCGACAGAACGGCGAACGGGAAGCGGGCGGCCTCGCTCGGCTGCTCGTAATTGATCGGGTTGGCGACCTGGTAGGCGTAGCGGGCGACGACGCGCAGCGCGACCATGTCCTGCTGCGGCAGGTTGAAGATGACGACACCGGCGTCGTCGGTGAGCGACGCCTGATCGAGCACCTTGTACGTGATGTCCTGGCGCACGCCGAGGATCGCCTGATTGAAGTCACCGGCGATCGCTTCGGCTGCGCCGCTCGCTGCGGTAGGCCAGCCGCCGGGGACGACGAAGCGCAGAGGGTCGCCCCAGATCGTGCCGGCTGACAGATCAGCGAGCGCTTGGCCGGTCGTGTCACGTGCGCCGCGCAGACGCGCCTTGACTGCGGTGCGAGCGATCACGCCGTTCGGGGTGAAGCCGCCCTCTTCGACGAGGGCGTGCAGCATGTTGAAGTCCTCGACGATGCCGCCTTCAGCGGCTGTCGCTGAGCCGCGGTCGATCTCATTGCCGGCCGCTCGTGCTGCGGTGACGATGTCGGTCGGCCAGCTCGCCGGCTTCGTGACGCCGAACAGCACGGCCGCGTCGAGCTTCTGCGCGATCGCTGCCTCGAGCAGTGGCTGCACTGAACCCCACGCGTCGAACGTCGCGTCGTCGAGCACCGCCTCGGGGATGGGCACGATGGCGGCGATCTCTTCGACGTTGAGGAACTTGTTGTCCCATGCGGCCTTCGTCGTCTGCTTCAGGCCGGTATCGCCGCCGACGAAGTACGCGATGGGCAGCGCGGCGAGCACGGGCATGCGCGTCTGGTTCGTCGACATCGGCACGCGTCGAAACAGCGACAACGCCGCCGATTGATAGGCGACGCTCGCGAGCATGGCGGTCGACACCTGCTCGGGGACGAGCGCCTGCACATCGGAGCGTGAGATCACGCTGTTGTACGTCGGCACGAGGGGGCCTCCTGGTCAGGGGCTCGCCCTCGTCGACGTCGGAACGCTCAGCCGGCTCGGCCGGCGGCCTTTCGCAACAGGGAGTTCATGTCGACGCCGTTGCTGCCGGCATCGAGCGGGCGTGCACCCTGTCCGAGATCGAGCTGCTGCGACTGCTGGGGCGAGAGACGATCGAGATAGCTCTCGATCGCTTTGCGGTCGGGTTCACCGTCGTCGGTGATGAAACGCGAGCGATCGAGCCCTTCGAGCAGCGCGTCGGCGTCGAGCTTGTGCGTCGCACATGCGGCGCGCACCTCGGCATCGACGAGCTTGGCGCCGACGTCTCGCAGTGTGTCGGCTCTAGCGGCCTTGACGGCGTCAGCTATGGCCTTGTCCTGCTCTGACATCGACGACTCGCGGAGCCGTTCCAGCTCGGCGAGACTCGTCTTCGCTTGCTTCTCATGCTTGCGCGACAGGTCTTTCCACTTGTCGGCCTCGGCCTTGGCGGCAGCGAGACTCTCGACGGTGGCTGTCGGCGGCGGGGATGCACCCGTGTCGGTCGCATCGTCGGCACCCGTGTCGGGCGCGGCGTCGTCAGGCATGTACTTTGCTCCTTGTGGTGGGTGGTTGGCAAGTATTAGGCGTTGCTGAGCGCATGCGGGCCGGTGAAGTAGTCGTCACTGCGGTACAGCACGGGGCCGATCTCACCGTGTTCGTGCACGACGACGTAGCGGCGATAATCCTCAGCGGTGAGGCTGCGCGAGCCGGTCTCGGCTTCGAGTCGGTCGTACACCGCGTCGCGCTTCTCGGGGTCGATGACGTGACCGAGCGCGGGACCTTGGAACGGCAGCACGGCGCAGTGACAGCCGGGATGGATCGGCATGAGCGCGCTTGAGTGGTAGCGCTGCGTCGATGCGAGCAGGCACAGCGCACAGCTTCTGAAGCCGCGTGGGACGCGCTGATAGCCGCTCGTGTGCGTCGCGCCCAAGATCCATTGTGCGCTGTGCGTGTGCGCCAGTTGCAGGTTCGTCGACACCATCTCGCCGAGACGAGCGATCCCGGCGTCGACGGCGACGTCGATCGCGAGGTCGTCGCCGATGCCGCGCCACACGCGCTGGCCGCTGCGTTCGAGCAGCGTCGAGCTGTCGACACCGCGCAACGCTTCGCTCGTCACCAGCTCGGCACGCACGCCGGCTATCGGCTCGTCGAGCACGGCCGCGACGTAGGCGTCGGTGAGTGACGCGATCTGCGTAGACGCTCCGTCGAGCAGCGGAGCAGCACGCTGCACGAACGCGTCGATCGACGGCTCGTGATAGTCGCCGAGCGTCTCGAACGTGCCGACGATGGCGTTGAGCGCGGTGTTGCGCACGATCTCCGCGGCGCCGCGATACGAC